CTGATGTTTTTGTTTAACATCCTTCATATTAATATGTCTTAAGGCTCTAGAATAAGTATTCATTTAAGATATTAAACAAGCAACTGTTACTTTTAGATATTTATTTTACATCAACTTCCTAAATACTTCCAGTGTTTATTCACAAAAAAGAGAATGAAAAGACTTCTATTAGCCTTTTCGTTATTCTTTATCACTCCTGTCAGTGCTGCTGAAATTACATCCAGAATTACTGATTCCGTTCAATTAGGTGTACAGGGCGCAGCGGTTCAATCCACAAGGATTGGAGCATCTTACTCCGCTTCAGGAACAAACATTCAAGCAACTTCATTTGGTGGAGTTGGTGGTGCTGGAACGTATTCAATCGATAATGCGGGACAAGCTTTTAGTTTTTCAGAAAGTTTCAATGCTGCAGACACTCCAGTAACTACACAAACAGTTAGTGGTGGTCAAATTGCTTCTCCAAATCTTTATGGAGATAGCGTGACTCAGTTAGGTGGGGATAAAGGAACTCTTGCTGGTTCATTATCACCTACTGGTGTACCTACTGTTACTGCTGGCGGTCCTGGTACTACCGCAACTGCTCAAAGAACTATCGAATTAAGCGTATTCAAATGAGACACTTAACTCCCGTCTTGCTTTTAGCAGCGGGAGTCATTTGTACTCCCGCTTATGCCGAAAGTGTTGTACCCAATTTTACTAGAGGTACAATTAACGCAACAACAGAATCTACAACAAGAATTGTAGAATCAATTCGTCAAGTTGAGTATACTACTGGCGAATCATATACTGTAACTGGAACTAACATCAACATTCCTGGCAATCCTACAAAGGATACAAACTATAGTATTATGGTTCAAGGTGCTCCATTCCAGTTCAGCGAAACCTATCTCGGACCTGGAGTGGCAAAAGAAACATGGATAGACCGAACTACCGAAACAGAATCAACCACTACATCAATCTCTGTCTTTACGCAATAATCTCAACAGGAACTGCATTTGCTCAAAGCACTCCTGCACCTAGCAACACAAACATTGCTGGACCTAGTGCAAGTGCTACAGGAAATGTGACAAACCAGGCTGTTCAAGTTCTTCAAGGACCTTATGCACTCAACACTTATGGTGGTGGAGTAAGCTGTCAAGGTGCAACATTTTCAATATCACCATTTGGTACAAATAGCAATAATAATAGTGATGATCCAGAATCTTTTGCATCACGCAATGGAAACTGGGGTATTTCTGCAGGTCTCAATATTCCATTAGATAGTACTCTAATGAACTTATGCAAGAAAAGAGCAGAAACTGAGATTGCTAGGCAACAAGCAGAGACTGACAAAGCAAGATTAGATTTTGAACTTGTAAGATTATTAAAGTGTGGTGAAGCATATAAGAATGGAGTGATGTTCCATCCCGATAGTCCTTACTACAAAGTTTGTGCTGATGTTGTTGTGAAATACCCAAGAGTTGAGGATGTGGTCAATGGAACCAATAGAACTAATTGATAACCCAAATCTAAAACCCATAATCGGAAATAATCCGATTAATGTACTAAACGCAAACATTAATCGAATATCTGGTCCACCTGTAATCTCAACTATAGATAAACCCAATATTCGTGGAGTGGAAGCACCTGTTGTTCGCGGATTAGAAGTTCCTATTATTGATGCTCCAAATACTGCAATTAAGTATCCAATTATTAACGTTCCGACTCAAGCAGAGTTTGATGCTGCAGTGAATGCAGAACGTCAAAAGCAAGCACAAGAACAACCGGAAAAAACAAGGGGGTTACCAGATACTACCCCCCCTCCTCAACTGCCTCAAGTTGCTCAAACCCCCCCTACTCAAACTCCTACTCCAATTGTAGAAGTTCCAACAGATAAACCTCAACCTACTTTTAGTGTCGGTGGAATCGATATTAATTTACCTGACCCTTCTCTTGTTGCTACGGCTGGTGCTGTCGCAGTAGTTACAACTGCTGCAACTATTGCATCAACTACAGTTTTAAATGCATTAAAAAATGCTGCCGAACCATTAATCAAAGAAGCAACAAAAAATAAGTTTAAAATTAAAATCAAACAAGTTAAACCAGTCCTTCATTATGTTCTAGCAGAAGAAGGACATATTGATATTTTTGAATACTCTGCAGATGGAACTCGTCTTGTAGAGCAAGTTACAAACGTAGAGCAATACATTCGTGACCAAGTTGAAATCAATGCTCTCTATGAGATTGATAACAAAATTATTATTGATGATGTAATAAAAGATAAGTTCACAAAAGAAGGCAAAGAAAGATTTAAACCTCTATTTGCCCCTGCTAAAAAAATTGCTAAAAAATTATCTGCTCGACTATCCTTTTGATTTGTTCTTTAATTTAAAAGCAGCATCACCAAGAAAAGAACCTACAGCAAGCACAAGTACTTTTGCATACGCATCTCTACTTGTGCTTTCTAGTTCTACTTGCCCCTCTGTGCGAATCGCAACAGATTCTACAGCAGAAATCATAAATGCTGCCCAGATAATAATAAACAATCTAACAATATTAAAGTAAATCATTTCTGTCTCCTAGATTCAAGTAAAGCAAAATCTTTTTTCTTTGTACCACCATCATATTCCCAGGCATATCCTTCATCAATCATTTGTTGATTGACTGATTTCTTTTTATTGACTGCGGATACTTCCTTATCACCAATAAACAAATGTCCCAGAATTCTACCGTATTTCTCAGTAGAATCTGGGAGTTCTGTTTTAACAATAACGTCAGTTTGACCTTCTAATTTTTTCTTAAGCCATTCTTTAACTTCAAGACCAAGTGCCTTTTCTTTTGCATCAGTTGTTCTGCTCTCTGGGGTATCGACACCAGCAAGACGAATTCGCTTAGTAAGGGAGATATCAAAACCAAGGTCAATATCAGCATCAATAGTGTCACCATCTACAACCTTAAGAACCGATTTAATTCTATAAATGTAAGGATCTTTGTCTGCCATTAGAAAGGAAACTTAATACTTCCAGTATTTAGTTTAGGAATCGGTAGTTTTTCAAATGCTTTGTTGACTTGATTTTCTACAACCTTACCAACAAACTCTTCTGGATTGTTGAGAATTGCTTCTGCTTTCTTATAAGTCACATAAGCACCATAACAAAGTGCTCCACTAATGAGAAGACTTGTCGTTGATAGAATGATTGCTAAATTTTTCATCTTTCATTTCCTCGTGTGCTAATTTTAGTATGTAGTAAATTACATATGCGGTAAAGATAAGACCACATCCTAATATTGTAACGACTCCCCAGGGAAAATCCATCAATACTTACCTTCCGTACAATACTGAACTTTCTTATTTGGATAATAAGGATACTTGCCTTCTTGTGGTTTCATCCACCCACAACCAATCAACCAATCCATTGTCATTGGTGTTGGACGAATTTGATCCCACAGTGGTCCTTTAGCACACATTTCTAACTTTTCAGCGGTTACATTGGATTGTTCTTCTGCCCAGTTAGCATCTGCTTCCCAAGGAATAGCACGACTTTGCATCATTGATTCATAAGTTAATCGAGTCTGTTTCATTACCCAAGCAGGAATTTCAGAATCCTGATGTACCTGAGCCATGAAAGATGTTTGCAATCCACCCCCCATACAATCCTGAACAACATGCCACCCTTCGTGCCTCATTGTTCCTAGAAACTCTCTGGGGTCCTTAAGGAGAGTTTCATTTACAAAGAAACGATTATAGTTTGGTTTATATAATCCAACCGTTCTTGGCGTAAAATATCTTTCTGGTGCAACGTAAACAGGAACATTTACTGAATCAAGAGCTGCAATAATTCTTTTTAGTTCTTCTCTAAATGGATCAAAATCCGGATCCTTTAATAGTTCAGAATCTACCGTGAGTTTTTCTATACCCTCAGTGCATTCTAAAAGTATCATACAACCCATTGCCTCTGCACTATAAGGTCTTACTGTTGGTTGTTTTGGTTCTAAAGATGATGCTACAGCAGGAAATACTAAAGATAAAACTAGACCAATTGAGGTGAATAACTTTTTCATTCGTTCCACCAACCTTCTTCTTTGTGAATCCAGACTTTCAAATCTTTTACATATTTTCTCAAGATCTGGGCCTGTTCTTCATGCCATAAGTCACCCGTCTCCATATAAAGACGGGTGTGATTATCTATTGCTTGGAGTATTTTATGGATGGGAGCATTCCAACACTCCCTTTTTGGAGTGTTCCATTCTCTTGGCACGGGACTACTAGCGAATGAACTTCATTGTAACGAAGATATTCAATTTGACAACTGCCAGGACCAATTTCGGCATAACCAACAATCATAAAAGCAATCAAATCGATCATTTTTTCTTGCCACCATTTTTTGCTTTTTTAGCATTAGCATTGCCAGAGTTCTGCTTTTTGTTATTAGCAGAACCCGCTGATCCTTTTTTACCTTTGTTTGCTGATTTAGACATTATGCTCCACCTGTGCGGGGTTGTACTTGACCTTCTAAAACTTCAACTCTTTCTTCAAGAGTTGGTTCACCAGAGAGTGCTTCTGGAGCAGATGGTTCTGGTGGTGCTTCCACGACTACTTCTTCTCTGCGGGGTTCTTCTTTCTTCTCATCTTCGTCACCACCTTTCTTCATCGTGTTAATACCAAAAGTAGCAGCGGATGCTGTGAAGACAGTAGCAATAAATGTTGGGTCCATCTTTGAAAGAAGACCTGCATAACTAGCAGTAAGAAGAGCAGCGGACCAACTAAGAATAGCAACACGAATAACAGTACTCATACATTTTTCCTTTTTGTTTGGTGTTTCCATTTGTCCTTAGTTTGAGGTTAACCTTTTTTCCAAGCTTCACCTTCTGCTTTTCTTCTACGAGCAAGTCCTGCTTCTACATTTGAACCAGGATTTCTGTAGAGATAAAGCGCATCGGGAACTAAGTCCCACTCCTTATTCTTCAGGCGTTTAGTAATAGTATTAAAGTTATCACCACCGTAAAAACCGGCACCAAGATTATAAGCAAAGCTGAGCAGAGCTCCTCTTTTTCCATCTGACATTTCACTCCAATGTGGGATTTTACGCAAAGCAGGAAGGAACTCTTTCTTACATTGTTCGATAAGAAGTTCATCTGCTTCTTGTTGTGTTAATGTATCGCCAAGTTTGAATGGCGAACCATCTTTCTTACGGGTTGAACCCCAACCAATAGTAATGGGAAGACCGCCAGTAAGAGGATCTGGATATGCTTTTAAATGACAACCTTCAAACTCCTTGATTAGTTTAATTCCAATTTGAGGAACATCATCGCCACCAACTACAGGAGCTGCAGCAGCAGGAGCTGATGCTGGTGCAGCACTAGTCTTTTTTCCCCTATAAATCTCCGCCCAATCAATATTATCTTCTAGATATTTGACAGGTAGATTGTCTTCCAACCACTGAACTGCTTTGACGTGGTTGGGATTCTTCTCGTCATAGAACTTGAAGAAGTTATGTAGATCGATTCTTGCCATTGTTGTCTCCGAAATACCTTTGATAAAGTTCGTTTGCTTCTACATGCTTTCCGTTATTTGTAAGTTCTCTAATAACTTTAAGCATCTTCCTTTTAAAATTAGTCGAAGATTCTGCCCCATCCATCGTTGCCTCCTGGACACCAACGGTGCTTGAGAACTGCTTTGGTGTAAATGGTTTTCTTACCATTAGTCACAGGACCAGTATAATTGTCATTCAATGATCCATATGGATCATTAACATAATATCCTTTACCATCTGGTGTCTTACCAATTACAACACACATGTGCCCACCAGTAGGTGCAGAAAGAGAACCCCTGTGAAGGATACCAATAACAACAGGTTTCCCAGCGTCAAGACTTTTATCAATATCAGCAAAAGAAAGATTGTAACTAAAGTGTGACTTAACTCCATAACCTGCCAGAACCTTTGTCTGTACCGCATGGTCAGTTGTGTCACCGATAGCAAATACTTTTTTAACATACTCATCATCGCCTTTGATGCTTCCTGGCTTGAGGAACGCAAGGCACATAGCACACGATGAAGAGTTGCAAGTTCTATGTGCATCTCTGTAGTTATCTACCTGATTAAAATATGGAACTGCTAGAACTGCTGGTGTAGGAGGCTTAGTTCTAAAAATTCCAATCCAATCAGTCTCTGCGTCGTCTAAAAATTGAGCAGGAAGGTTATCCTCTAACCATTGTACTGCGGCCACATGGTTTGCATTACTATCATCATAAAATTTAAAAAAGTTATGAAGATCTAAGGTCATTGGATATTTCTTTAAACACTAACGTATTTATAAAAAAAGCGCCCTTTTGGGCGCTTTAATTATCTTCAAGCAGCAACAGTTTCTCTAACTGTAGATTTTACGTAATCAAGAACCACTTCTGGAGTAGTCGCCTCGTAAGGGTCGGTTTCTGCATTATCCCGCTGCCCATCCTCAACGAATAGTTTTTCGATGATTCCGTTATCCACGACCGCAGCATAACGCCAAGACCGATCACCGAAACCAAGGTTGGACTTTGTGACAAGCATTCCCATAGAGCGTGTGAAATATGCATTGCCATCTGGAATGAGTTTTACATTTTTGATGTTCTGGTCTTGTGCCCAGGCATTCATTACAAACCCATCATTAACAGAGATGCAGTAAATAGCGTCGATGCCACTACCAATAAAGTCGTCATATTTCTCTTCGAATCCAGGAAGCTGATAGGCACTGCAAGTAGGAGTGAAAGCACCAGGCAAACTAAACAGGACCACACGCTTTCCATTGAAGAGTTCTGAAGTTGTACGGGTTACAAATTCTCCATTCTCACGAAATACAAATT